TTACGCAGACATAGATCGATACATCACGTTTCTGCAAATGACTCAAGGCGATGAGATTGTATCTCTACCGATTGATGCAACAGTTGTCAAAAAGATGATGAGCCAAATGGAGCATGTCAAGCTGACACCTGAGCAACGCAGAAAAACGAATGAGCGAAAAGCTCAAGAGCGATTGCGTAAGGCAAACAGAACGCCACATGAATTTGTGGTTTGGGCAACTGTTGCTGGTAGATGTAAGAAATGTCACAAGGGCAGAAACACTCAAGCACATCAATTAGCGTCATAGATAAGGGAGGTGACACTAAGGGGCAGGCAACTGCCCCTTTTTTATTTAACCTCTATAAAAACTGGTGTTGATTCCCCTACATAAGCACCTTGCACATTATAAGAAAAGAACTCAACTGCTTCTTCTTCGCTCATTCCATCCCTGGACCGCAAGATCTCAAAGCATTTATCAATGTCATATACGGCAAGCGGTGTATGACATTGATTGCCAATACCAATGAGGGCTTCTTCAAAACCGTCTGCTAAGAGAACTCCTGTTGTTTCCATGATTTATTATATCTCCACATTCATTTCGATTGTTGATACGCCACCACGTTCTTGTCCGAGTAGCTTTTTGTACGTTGGTCTTATTCGTAGCTTTACTACACCAAGAGCTAATGGGTTCATCATTGCAGCTTCAGGGTATAATCCACCTGGCCTGCCATCTCTCTTTACACCCTCCATGAATCCCTTTAGGAACGAACCAGTACATGCAATAATCATTTCTTTGTTCTTGAGATAGCCAACTGTAGTGTTGAACTGTGCATACATACGTGCAAGTTTACCTGCTACTGCTTTATGGTGATGACCTAACAAATAGATATCCGCGTCAAAGCCTCTCACAACGTGCTCTAGCTGGTTCAATGGACTGGATAGTAGTTTACCCCCACTTCGACCATGATGTGCCCATATGAGAACTTTAGGCCTTCCGTGAGATTTATTGTTTGGTTTGAATGTAAGGTTGATATAGGCACACGTACCTAAGAACGGAGCCTTAAGGAACGATGCAAACCTTTGGTCACTTGTAGTACCATCCTGATGTATATGGTAATGGTGTCCTTCTAGCAAACCAAGCCATCTACCAACAGTAGGCTTTAGGATTTTCTGGATTTCTTCTTCGAGTTCTTCGGCTTTCGCATCAATCGCATCAACAACACTATCGTAAAAACCAGACTCCCTAAGTTTCTTACGATTCGACGGTGATTCCATATCGATGAAGTCACCCATCCCAATATACCACGCATTATTCTTTACTCCATATGCTATAACTTCTTTGAGTCTATCAAGATCAACTACATCTCGCTGTTGCTGGAGCTGTATATCGCCAATAGGGATAACAAGAGTTTCTTTCCACGGCAAAGGCTTGTTGGTTAGATGCTCAACTGACGACAATTCCATTTGGGGGGCCTCATCTCTATATTAACTACAGCCTGTCGTTACCCCACATTCTTGACATGTGCTGCAAGTACCTGTCTTTATCATTCTCACACCAAAACACTGATCACAAAATTCCCCAGTGTACCCCTGCTGTACAGCTTGGTTGATTATGTCTAGTTTAGATTCTACCACAGGTTTTTCTGATACTGCACTCATAGCAGCTACTGTATCCTGGTGCATCTGTAAACGTACAGGCATCAGTAATTCTCGTACTACTTTAAACTCTGGGTATTGATCGTTTGCTCCACGTGTTTCTGCTGCGTAGAGTAGTCGTTGTGCTGTTGCTAATTTATCGTCTAATGCCTCAAGATCCACTGTTGTTTGCCTTATCTCTAATCATCCTGTAGATAGCTAATGCACCAGCACTAACAATAGGTGCAGATGCTGCAGGTATACCAAAGTCACCTGCATTTTCAGCTAAAGATATTAGAGCAGCAGATACTGCAATTATTATTAAATCACGCAAACCTTTATGCAATGTTCGTGGCATTACTTTCTCCTCGGAATTTGTATTTGATGTATTTCATATCCGCCTTCATAGCGGATTGGGGTTGATGGACTGCTCAACCAGGCATTAGTCCAAGCTGCAAAGTCTCCTTTCTTTATAGGTTCAGGTACAACTTTTTCTTTTGCTGCACCAAGTAACATTTCTTTGTCCCAGTTATCACCAGGATCATCAGGTCGTGTCATAGGACTAATATCACAATGCCCTATTAGATTTTCTTCATGGATAATTATATTGTGCTGTTCAGTAAGCCACTTGAGTATTGCTATACAGCTATTGTGTTGCGCCAGTGTCCAATTCTTACCACTAAATCCTTCAGCACCAATGCCTATAGTATGTGAATTAGGGTTGACTCCACGGTAGCCTGTCCACGGCACACCAACGGAAGGATTTGTTGTAGCGTCTACACGCCCTGCGTGCCACGCTGCTTGATTTACTGGTACATACTGGGTAATAGTACCATCTCTGTCTATTACGAAGTGATAACTAGCTTGGTGGACTACTTCTTTTTCGCTCGCCCACTCATCCATAGTTGTACGCCAGCCCTCAATGCTATGACACACCACCGTGTCAGCTTCAATGCTACCGTAGCCACCATAAGCCCCAGTAGGAACACGTCTACAATCAGGCATCCAATTAGTTGCTGCCATGTCGAATCCTTATCTTTGATCCCAAAAACCATATACTAACATCCCTGCTGTAAGTGCCATTGAGTACAATCTACCTGCCCATGTGCTGTGAGATTTTTCAATCTGTTCAATGTGTTCTTCGGAGTCTGCGACTCTTTCATCTAAACGTGCTACGGCTTGAATTAATCCTTCGCGACCATTGCCGAAGATGCCGTTCTCTATTCTTTCTAAACGTCGATCTATGTCTGTGAGAATGGGATCGGACATGATCTACCTTCCATTCAACAAGTACAAGTATCACAACAGCCATCGCAAGGACAGTTGAAGCGTCTATTGGTTTGACTCAATCCAAGTTTTAAGTGCATCTTCATCTCCTTTAACTTTTTCGTATTCGCTTGTTGCTTCTAGTAATGCTGCTTCCAATAATGGAACATCATCTTCACACTGTTTCAAATCTTTCTTTTGTTGTTCGAGATTATCCTGTAAGACTTTTATATTATCATTCAACCTAGTGATATCATCGGCGACATCTGCTTCAGTAAAGTCTTTAGCTTCTATACCAGCACGTAAGCCACCAATCTCTGCACGTTTCTGTGAAATGTATTGAGTAGTGTTGATGATTTGACTGCCTCAATACCCATCATCTTCAGTTTGGGTTCTTCATATCGAACACCCTCACTATCCCATACATTCAGAATGTATCTCTTCTTAGCAGTCCATATACCCCTCTCTGCGATGTTCTCTCGCTTCATCTGCATCTTTTGGTCATAGGCACTTACGTACTCGGCCAATTCTTGGTAAGAACCCTCAATAAAAGGTTCAAATTCAGTTTCACACACCTTATTAAGGAACGAGACAATGCTTTGATTAGTTTTCTCTCTTCCCTCGTATACACGTTCAACCAAAGGGCCCAAATTAAGATAAATGGAATCAGTATCTGAAGCAATAACATAATCAACATCCTCTGTTTTTAAGATCTTATTGACCTTTTGGTTCATCTTGTTCTCTATCCAACGTATGGATACTTGGCCAGACAGAGTAATTGCTTCTGCGTTAGCAAGTTTGTAATACCGAAAGTACTGATTGCCGATAGCACCATAAGCACTATTAAGGGCAATCTTCTTTGCCATCTGGATATTGTTACACCTAGCAATCTCTTTGGTAAGTGCATTGGACGGATTCCTTTCATACTCTTGTTTTGCCTCAAGCATCTTCTTCTTAAACACCACTCTATCACCATACATCTTATCCATCAACTCTGGCAGGAATCCACGCACATCTTTTCTATACTGTGCTCCATTGGCGCAAGTCGCATACTCACTACCAATCTCTACCTCTTTGTTTAGAAACCTCTCAACGCTCGCGCCGGGACATCTAGCCTCCCGGAGGGTTTCCGGACTGATATTGTATTGCATAATAAGATGAGGATACAGGCTATTAAGGTCAAAAGAGACAACCCAATCATAGCGTCCTGGTTTCGGTTCCTTGACATAAGCACCTGCGTATTTTTCGTCTTTCTTAGATCCCTTTCGGGGTGGTACAACAATGTTCTTATCACTTAAGTAATTGTAAATGATAGTGTCCCACATGCGTACCTGAGAATATACATCCTCGAAGTTTGCCTTGGCATCATAAGCCATTGTTATGGCAAGTTCCAATAACTTCATCTTATCTTCCAATCTGTCAATCAACTCAACGTCTTGGATGTTGTACTCGATAAACTTCTGCCAATCAGATGTATAAAAATCTTTAAAGTTATCATACTCACTGTGATCAACCTTACGCTGACCTAGTTCAACAAAAGCGATATGATCGAGTCTGTATGATTCCTGGTTACTATAAGTAAACTTACGATAAAGGTCGAGATAGTCAAGAATGTTAATCCCAGACACATCATAAGCATAATTTTTACGTCCTTGTACATATACTTCTCTTTCGTTTGCTCTATTCCAAGGTGATAATGACTTCATCCATTTTTCACCCAACGTCCTATTTACCCTACGTGCAATATAAGGTACATCATATAGATTTACGTTCCATCCTGTAAGAATATCTGGTGTGTTATGCACCCACCATTCAATAAAGTTCCTAAGCATATCCCTTTCAGTGTCAAAGATAAATGCCTTGACACCATCAGGTACTTCAAACTCTCTAACAGCCCATACAAAAAATTCTTTCGATACCATATCCTTAATGGTAATAGAAAGCATCTCTTCTGCTGCTGCTTCTACATCAGGGAATCCATTTTCACATTGAACCTCAATGTCCAATGCAAAGATTCTCATCTGATTGATACTATAATCAACTTCACCTGGAAACTCACGTCTTATATACTGATATACAAAACGTTCATATCCATGTACTTCAAATCCCTCTACACCATCATACTTTTTAATAAATTCTCTAGCATCTCTGGCAGTTAAAAACTCCATAGGAGCAACTGATCTACCATCAAGTGTCTTATATCTCTCATTCTTTTTAGAAGGAACATATAAAGTAGGAGAAAACTTAGTACGAAATTGTACTGGAGTTCCATCCTGATATCCTCTATAGAGGATAGTGTCGCCAGCTAGTTGAATGTTGGTGTAGAACTGACTCATTTACTGTTGTATAACTTGACCAAAGTTGGACTTGGATCTAGTATACTCATAATTGTATCAGAAGTCAAGAAGACATCACGTTGAGATGTGAAAGAAGGAAACGGTTTAATCTCTTCATCAGAAACTATCTCATAACATCCCTCTAAAAGGATACTAGGTTCCTCATCTAACTCAGTCACCTTCCCTAACAGATATTCCGATCTCTGTTTCAGCAGTATCACTTTCAACTGCTGTTGCATCATCTCCTCTTCCACGTGTAGCCTCCACTAATTGATTGTACTTGTTAATGATTTCATCATGCGTTTCATATGCAGTGACTACCTCATCTAATTTAACCATAATCCTATCTTCTTTACAGAAGGGAGCAAAAGGTTCAAATTTTATTTCTGGTTTAGAAATTTTATTTATTTCTCCACCACCTTCGATTTCAATATCAGGATTAGGATCAACTAGATAAAGATAATAAGCATTAACTAGTTGAAAAGCAACTGGTTTCTCAGTATCATCTTTAGTAGTAACCTCAAATAAATCACAGATAACGTCGTCACCGCTTCTGGTTCTTACGACTCTTACGCTCATAGTTTCTCCTTTGTATTTCGTTAATAGATTCTTTGATTATATCCTTGAGTATACGTGACTCAGGAACATTTTTTTCTTCGGCAATAGGTCTGACATAGCGTAATAGTTCTTCAGTATAACTTGAAGGTACATCAACTGTCAAGAGGTCAGATTCACCACCATGATTATTTGGTTTCAAATTTAAATAGACATTCATTTAAGTCTCCATATAAAAAGAGACCCTTCAGGTCTCTTTTGTTGTACATTATATATGCTGGTAATAGTCATTAGTTTTCATCATATCAGGTAGTATTTTTTCTACAGCACCATATACTTTATTGCAATGATCCTCAGTCTGTTTGTATAAACCATATCCTTCAAGCTCTTGTCTTGCTATATCTGAATCTAACATGTTCATACCTATAGCAATATGATACCACAATGGATTACCCATAGCATGAAAATTATTACTCTTACCAATAATAAAATCTGTAGTACGAGGCATCCTATACTTCCATATATCTACAAGTCTAGTTAATCTAGGACTCCATCTTTCTGGACTAGAAGATTGTATCCAGAAATCAGTATCCCTCCTACGTGAAATATAATGAAAGACGATAAAGTCTTTTAAATTATCCCACATATATGCCATGTCTTCATTGTATTGATCTTGAATAGACTGAACATTTAAATCTAAAGTTGGTTTAAAATAATTAGATAACCATTGAGCAATCTGCATGACAGTGACATGTATAGAAGTTGCTTCTAATGGTTCAAGGAACCCACTAGCAAGACCTGTAGCAATAACATTCTTACACCATTGTTTTTTTAATCTACCAGAATTAAATTTGATATGATTCAATACATCTACAGGTTTAATCTCTTCATATGCCTTATCTTTATCAACAAACTTACTACTGTATACATATCCACATCCCATTCTAGTTTGTGTTGGAATCTCCCACTTCCAACCATACTTTAAAGCATGGGCATGAGTATATCCTTTAATAGTTTCATCCTTATCATACTCTCTATTATAAACTATTGCACTATCAACTAACAACTCATCTTCATATGATACAAAATTATTAGGTTCTATATTGTCTATTAATATTCTTGAGAAACCAGAACAATCTATAAAAAGATCACCCTTAACAATTCTACCATCATCTAATATCAAATGGTTTATAAAACCCCTGTTATCCTGTGCAAATGCATCTACCTTACCTTCAATATATTTACAGTTAGCAATCTTTTTTAAATATTCTCCTGTCAAATAGGTATCTAAATGGTAAGCAAGGGGTATGCTATCGGGTGAATCATAATTATATACTCCCTCACCATTATGGAAATGAAGTCTATCAGTATCCATTAACCGTGATTGGAATGACTTATTATATTCCATCCCATTAGCTACATGATATATCCTAACATTATCATAGTCTTCACTAGGATAATTAAAATCACTATGATACGAATCCCCTAAAGGAGATAAGAATGATTTACCCACCTCATCCCAGTCACTATGTTTAATACCTATTTTAAAAGTAGACTGTGTCTCTCTTAAAAATTCTTTCTCGTCAGTAATAGTATTAATTAACTCATTAAAAATACCTGTTGTACTTTCACCTACTCCAACGATAGGTACATCTGGTGATGACACAACAATAACTTCTATATCAGTAGTACCTTTAATAAACTGATGAGCAGTAGCCCATCCAGCAGTACCACCACCAACAATAACAATAGTTTTAATCAAATGCGTACCACCCTGTAACAATATATTTGGTTTCAGTCTTACTGACTACTCCTCGATGACAATGAGTCCAAGATGCTGGCCAAATAACACACCGTCCCTCAACTGCATCAGTTATTCTATCATAATTATCAAAATATGTACCACCTCCATCTTTAACTGTATTGAGATATATCATCCAAACTAACATTCTTGCTGAATCTTGTTTACAATCAGACTCACAATGAACTTTATTATACCCTTGTCCTGGATCATACTTTTGAATATTATATCCATTAAAAACAGACCACGAATCCATACAAGAATTAACATGGTGATGTTTCTCCTTATATTTCGCAGTCTGTTCCACCAAAGTTTTATAGATTATATAATCTACTTCGTTTCTTTCATTAAAATTGCGATATAAATCCCAACTGTCCTTAATAGATTTATCAATCTTATCTCCAGCCATTCCCTGAGTAACGTTGGGATTATTATCAAAGTAGTCTATGATAGTATTACACTGTGTAGGTGTAATACTATTATCATAGATCTCAATAAAGTCAATCACTTATTCTTTCCACAGCAGCACGAGACTTCTCAAGTATGTCACCTCTAAGTGGTACATAACCTAGCACAGATGCCTTCTCTTGATACTCTGTAGAGAGTAACGTTTTAAAGGTATCCTTCACTGCTTCAGTCTTGTTACCATTACCAGTTTCATAAGCAAGTACCCAAGTAAGGGTAGCAATGGGGTAAGCACCTTCTGCTGAAGGGTTAGGGTTTGTCCCTGCGAGGTTCTCATCGAGTGTAATACCATTGAGTGCCAAAGCACCCGACTCAACTGATGGTGTAATAAACTCACCATTCTTATTCTCAAGGGCAGCAGCAGTAACTTCACCCTTAATGTAGGACTGATTAACATAACCAATAGAACCTAATTGATTTCTAATGTTGCCAGCAACACCAGCATTACCTTTGTTACCTATGCCCACAGGCCAAGCAACTGATTTAGCAACTCCAAGTTTCCACTTGTCACTAAACTCATTCATCGATCTAGTAAATGATGCTGTAGTACCTGAACCATCAGAACGGTACACCCATGTCATCGCATGGTCATCACATCCTACCTGTGACCAGTTGTTTATCTCACCAATAGCAACCTGTACTGCTTGCTCTTGTGTAAGTTTTAAATCACAACCAGGCATATTATAACCAAAGGCAATCGTACCTCCAGTCATAGGAATCTGAACTAGTCCTCTTTTTGCTTTTGCTATATCACCTTTCTTCATAGGATCATCAGTAGCACCAAAGTCTACTGTCTGATCAAGGAATGCTTTTCGACCTGAACCACTACCAACTGCTTGGTAGTTTACTCTGTGTCCTCCTTCTTTTGCGAAGTCGGCAAACCATCTTTGATATATCTTAGATGGGAATGATGCACCTGCTCCTGAGAGTCTTGTTCGTGCTTCTGCACAACCAGGTACTGTTAGAGCAGCAAGTGCTGCTACTGCGATAAGCCTTTTCATTAGGATCCGCTTAGGGCAACTTATATATGTGGTGGTTTCCTATCGCCTCCATGTCTGAAACCACCAAAGGGACATGCAGCAGTTGGGGTACATATGCTGCTTATACTCAGCCCCATTGTACCATCGGGGGGACTTATTGACGATGCCCTTACCAACTCGGATATTATAACATAAAAAAAGACCCCTGCAAAGCAGAGGTCTTGTAAGTTCCGATTGTAGAGACCGCACGAACGATGTCTCAATCTTATTTAGAGTTCCGTTACTGGTTCAGTAACAGTGTCCTTTCAGAATGTGAACTTAGCACCAATCTTAGCACCAAAGTCTCTGACTGTATCTCCATCAGAATCTTCACCATTAGTAGCTCCAGAGATCTCACCATAGATGCCAAGAGCATCAGTAGCAGCAACACTGATACCAACCTTACCAGAAAGTTCTGTTTCTGTATCGTCAGTAGCGTCAGCATGGTTCAATGAAGGACCACCTTGTACGTAATATGCAACTGCACCTTCTCCACCTTCAAAACCGATATGAACTTCAGTAGCAGTAGAAGAGTACTCTCCATCAGGATATGAAAGATTGCTCTCTACATTCACGTAAGGACCAGCAAAAGCTGCACCAGCGAGAAGGAATGGAGATGCTGCAACAGCAGCGATTGTTGATTTGATAGACATGATTGTTTATTTTTAAGTATCTCGCAAGGGAAAACCCTGCGGATGATAAGACCCCCGACATGGGATCTTGTATTACATCTACACAGGGTTACGATTCTTTCGAGTCCTTTGTATGATGGTATTTATAATAACATAACTTTACATACTTGTCAAGGTCTCCGAACCTTTTTTCTTAACTCCTCATGTCTCTTCCTAGATTCTACCAAGCGTTGTGCTGTTGTCAACTTATCTTGATAGAAATCTTTCATGTGTGATGGTATGCTGACAACATCAGAAGGTTCTACTATAGATTCAAACTCTAGGTCAGTATCACCAACAACTTCTCTTAGTTCTTGTGTTAAATTTTCTTTTTTAATTTTTGGTAGTTCCATTATAGTACCTGTACAACACCAACAACATCAGGAATTTCTTCCATCAGTTTACGTTCTATACCTTGCTTCAATGTCATAGTACTCATAGCACATGTCTCACATGCACCACCTAACTTTACTTTAACATATCCATCTTCTATATCATAAAGTTGAAGGTATCCACCATCAGCTTCAATATAAGGAATAAGTTCTTCAAGAACCCTTAATACATTTTCTTCTGTTAGTTCCATGTGTGTTGCCAGATAGTATTGTCTCTTAAGATATTCATATTGATTGTCCATTACATTAAGTTGTTACCACATACATCAAGGTTGGCACTCAATCCACCACGAGCAGTGTGTAATAATAACTCACCGTGAGTAGGATGATTAGCAGCTACAGAGATTGCATTATTAAGACCAGCAAGATCCCAACTGTTAAACTTAAAGGAATTAATCCAATAGTCAAACCCACCTGCCTCTGGTCTCCTACTTATAATTGTACCATAAGACGTGACAAGTTGATCGTATACCTGTTGATATGTATACCCAGTTTTAACCGTCCTAGAAGCCCATCCAGGTACTAATCCTGTTACAAATCTATAAGGATCTCTTATAGTTGTACCATCATTAAATGCTAAGTACCCCTGAGTCCACTCTCCATATCCAGCATCAGTTATACCTGTACTTGTACAACAAGGTCCACTAAACTTCCAACCAGATGAATCTCTAGTAGTCCACTTCAATCCACTATCAGCAGGTTGTTCTATGTCTAAAGAACTAACTACAATGTTTTCCATCTGAGAACGTAAGGTAAATGCAATACCACCTGGATTCCCTGCCCATGTATTATCTGCCTGACTTGTATTAGTTAAAGTAACCCCAATACTATGTGGACCTGGTGATACATCAGTAATAGTAATCTCTGTACTAGTAGTATTAGAAGTAATAGTTCCTTTAGATACACCATCCCAAGTAATATCAGCAGTACTATCTGCCTGTACTTCTAGTACATAATATCCAGTATGTAATGGAGTTACATTCCAAGTAGCAGTATGAGCAGTACCTGTTAGAGAATTAATGTTAGATGGATACACTGCGTACTCATTCATAAAGTCTGACCAGTCGTGATGAGGTCCAGCTTTTACCCAACCAATACTATTACTACTACCACACACCCCACCAAAACACATCTTTATAAACCAACCACCTGGATTTGAATCCCAATTATCTCCTGTACCATTAGTGGTAGTAGCAGTAAGTTTTAAAGTACCAACAGGTAACGTTGTTGTACCTGTAACTGGTGTAGTAATACTAGATGCAGTAAGAAAAGCAGTCTCACTATCATTTAAAAATATAGATCCACCAGCATCAGAACCAAATGTAAATCCATATGTACCTGCTTCTAGTATCTCAATTTGATATGTAACTGTCTGCAATTCACCAGGAAGAGTACACTGTTCTGGATTAACCCACACACCATACTTCTGTGCATCACCTGACCATGCATCAACTGCATATGTTATTGGATTTGACTTTGCTTCTTTTGTTTTCTCAACTGTAGTACCATCCTCTTTATAACAAGTGATGGGTTTAATATTAACATCAGAATAATATGGTGTACAACTATCACTAGTTAAGGTTGGGACAACAAAGTTGTCACTCTCTCCTAGATCTTCGTTAGGTCCACCATCACCATCAGTAGTATTTCCTAGATATACATTCTCACAATCATAATATGTACCATCATCTCTAACCTTACACTTAGTTCCTATAAGAATAGCAGGTAAATCATCGTAAATATCTCCAGTAGGATCCCAAAACCCACCATCAGGTACAGGATGTATCCACCCATCTTCATCTGGCCATTTATCTACTTCTACTTCTTCTTTTTCAGGTAAGGCACGACGAGATCTCGATGCGATATCACTATCAGATACTAACGCATCACATACTGGACCAAAAATACTGCCTTCAGGATAATAGTAACTCATATATCCTTTTTAAATATTTAGTTCGTTCGTTGCATTGGCCAACGTGCTTTCACAGATTTCTTTGTACCTCCAGAAGGAATCATCTGTTTTATATTAGCATC